TTTAGTTTCCCTTCTGGACTTGTAGCTCCATTACTTAATCCACCATGATACCGACAAACATACCGACCATTCTTACATAAGATACCTTTAGCCTGGCATTGTTTACCATCGTATTTCCTTTTGGCTTCACAATATATTTTTTTACTTGGTCTACCAACCATTATTATTTCTTCTTAAATTCTTTTACAATACCTAAATGCACTGCATAATCCCATGCAGCTTTGCTAGTCTTAGGATTTAAATACAGTTCTTTCCATTTAAATGACTCCTGGTAATTACCAGTCTTTTGTACATATCGCTGTCTAATTGCTTCTGGATCTAAATATTTCTTTTTAGCACCATCAACGACAGCTCTATAATTTGGATTAGTTATCTTTGCTATATTTTTTAATATATTATTTACTTCGTTCTTTTTCATACCACTAGACAAATCTGTCTTATCAATCTTAGTTAATTTATTAGTTAATTCATTAGTTAATTGGTCAGACAAATCTGTCGCCTGTTTTGGACAAATCTGTCTACTACTTTGGACAAATGTGTCTACTGTTACATTGTAATTAATCTCATATTCAGTAGCTCTGCCAGTAGCTCCTCTGCGTACCTTGCGTAAAAAACCATATTTAATTAAACAATTTATACCCCTGGTTACACTCCTGGAATGCAATCCAGTATCTTCAGCCAACCTGGCATGACTAGGATATAGTTTTCTGGTTTTATTATTTTCTCTATCTAATAAAAAAAACATAACCCGCCTAGCGGCATCGTTAAGTTCTTTTCTTGAATTTACCAGTTTTAGCAGCTTCCATTTTTGTATCATAAATGTTAAAATCAATCCTTTTGTGTATATTTAATCTGCTTTTGTATATGCTCTGCCGCCTTCCTGTATCTGTTATCTTCCCTTTGCTGATAATCAAATCCGCTGCTAATACAAAATAGTCGTCTGTTTCGTCAATAATCCAACCCACAGAGAAACAATCAGCCAGACCGATAGAACTAACCTTTAATTCTTTCCAGCCTGTTTCATCTTCCTGGGGATCTTTCCAATTAAAAATTAAAAGATCGGGATTAGTCTTGGAAGAAATCATTTACTCGAACCTTATTGCCAGTAGCCTGGACAATTTTTTTGATGTTAGTCGAGCTAGGTATCAATCCTTGACACCATCGCTGTACCAACCTGGCTGGATTAGAATGATCCGAAAAACCTAATACTTCTGCTAATTTTTGATATGTATAATTATATTTTGTTCTGTATTGTTCTAATGTCATAGCATAAATATCTATATTATTTTTTTTATTTCAACTTTTTTTATATTTTTTTTTCCCAGGGTATTGACATTATAGCATCAGTCGCTATATTCATTATAGGAGGTACGAAAATGAAACTACTAACTGCAAAACAAAGAGAAAAGCTGGTCGATGCTTATCAAAAAAATATGATGTTAAGCAACGCAAATGTAGACCATCTTGAACACAAACAACAGAAAGACAAAGCCATTGTCAAACTGTTTAATCCTACAGGAGCTGGTACTTGGTATCTTACTGAGTTAAACCCAGATACAAACGTAGCATTCGGTCTTGCTGGTATCACAGAGTGGGAGCTAGGCTACATTGACTTAAACGAACTAGCAGCCTTTAAAGGTCAGTTCGGACTAGGTATCGAGAGAGATAGATGGTTTGAGCCAAAGACTCTCGATGAGATCCAGAAGGAGGTGCAACAGTAACCATGAAAAAAAACTATAATCAAAAAATTCTTACTTTGCACATGAGATTAAATAAATCTGCAGATTTAAGAGTCAGAAAAATAATCAGAGCTGAAATTGATAGACTAGCACAAGAGGAAAGAGAATTAAAAAAGAAAAAAAACCAGGTAGTCTACAACAACAAACCAGATCCAGTAATTAGCATCAAAACTTACGAAATAGATGCAAACGGAAAAAGAGTTTTAAAGGAGGTAAAACAATAATGATGAGAATAGACTACGGAAACAAAATCCTAAAAATTGGAGATGGTAAGGTTTTAACAATGATTAGAGCCTTAGACGAATACATCATAACTATAAAAAATATGCTGGAAGAAGAAAGACCAGGTTTAATTTATGATGAGAACATGAAGCTCACAAACTATGGCAGACAAATGAAAGACGAAAAGAAAAAAGCACATGACATAATTAACTGGATGGAGCATATAAGAAACTAATGGATAAAAACGAGATCTTAGAACAAAAAATGAACGAAGCCTACAATAAGGCTATCGACAGTTTAGCCAGGTACAAATTTGAAATGTTTGGATACTGGAGCAGCAGCTGGGTAAAGTACAACCAGCTCTGGGGAGAGTTTGGTAACAAAAGAAAACCAAACCCTTTTAAACAATTAGTACAAGAAGCAAACAAAATGATGGGAGGTCTTAAAAGAGTAGCATGATCGTATATCAAAATAAAGATGGTGAATACTTAAAGCCTGGAGGATTTACCAGGCTGAATGGTGGCAAAAGATTAAGCAGAGTCCAGTTAGCATTACTACAATTAAAGAAAGTAAAAGTTAAAGAAATCACTATGCAGAATGGAAAAAAATATTTTATTCCCGAGAGGACTTGACATTATAGCATTAGTTGCTATTTATATTGTAGGAGGTACTCAATGAAAACAGTAATCACAAAGAAACCAAACGGACAGATCCTAGCTGCGGTAGCTGCGGTCAAACAATTCAAAGAGGTTAAGACTGGTATCGGTACTACTGCCAAGTTCTACAGAGATAACGAAGGCAACCAGTACCTGGTCTACGAAGATGACAACAACCAGGTAGTACAAATAGAAAGAATGGAGGACTAACAAATGAAATACGAACTACACCAAATACACTACTCAGACGCAGAAATCGACAAGGTAAATGCTGAAGGTCATGACAGTGTTGATAAAAATAAATTACACATTGACATGACTGTGCGTAGAAACCAGATAGAGCTTCTAGCCAAGGAAGCCTGGAACAAAGGTTACTACACTCATGTATCTAACATCGAAACAGACCAAGGTCTGGATGGTGTTTTCCAGATTGGCAACATCGGCTCTGAGGAACACATCGAGAGATTAGCTCCGATGTATTCTACTTCTGTCGGTGATATCATAATCGACAACAAAGGTAAAAAATTTGTTGTAGCAAGTTTAGGTTTTAAGGAGGTAGCATAATGTTTAACGAAAAATTCTGGACTAAGACAATAGCCATATCAAACTACCAGGTGCTAAAATCTGCAGCTGGTTACTACATCGGCAGATCTTCTGTCGAGGAAACTTCTAGCGGTGATAGATACCCAGCTCCCTACGACAGAGCTTCTGGTTACTATGCAACAGAAGAAGCAGCCAAAAAAGATTTACCAAAATACAAGGAGGTACAATAATGACTAATATACCAAACTTTAAAATAACTCTTAAAACTGCATATAATTTATTTAAGAGTCAAGACGTACACCAGGATGGATTGTTTACAGACTGGTTACACGAACAAATAAATAAAAACGATCACTATGATATTACAGATACTTTCTTTTTACACGATGTGTTGAAAGAACTTAACATTAACCATAGTGATTTAGAACCTCATAAAAAAGGTTTTACATACAAATATTTTGACGACTATCCAAAAGTATTAATTAGAGAGGTAAAGGTACAATAATGCTTAACGAGATCTTAACATTAACTGTACACCTGGGGATGGCTGCGGTCATCCTCTGGTTAGTCTACGAATTTTTTGGAGATAAAAATGATTGATGTCGGTAAAGAGCTAGAGAGCTATCGAGCCTGGTTCGATAAGGTAGATCCAGCAGCTCCTGGTAATTATAAAAAAAACTTAATTTCAGCTTACTTAACTGGTGAGAGTCCATTTAAAAATTTAAAATATTACGATGATAAAGCTAAGTTAGGCAAACTATTAGCAGATTTATATCTTATGGGTATTATCTGGACTCAACACTATGATGCAGCTGCTTGTGGTAACCTGGATAAATACCTGGCAAAAGGTAAGTACAAAACAATTTGACATGATAGCAGTTACAGCTATATTGGGATAAAATATGGATCAAATATCATATGTTGCGGATTACTGGTTAAAACATGGACTAGACCATTTATCACCGACACAAAAAAATAAACCATTGTGTGCCTGGTGGTATGAATATGTTTTTAAAGACCAGGAATGGAGAAGAAAAAAGAAACCTAGTGCAAAAATGAAGGCGGGTATATCTGCACAAATAGGCTGGGATAGTTATGTTTTAAAAGATACATCAGAAGATCAGTCTGTAGATCTAGCAATAAAAGATTATCAAAAACAAAAAGGTTTTTTTATTGATGATGAAAAAGAAATGAAACAGTGGGAAGTAAACCTGGAAGCAATACCAGCTGTTGTAAAAAATTATATCCAGGCATTAAAAGATCTGGATATAAAAAAACATACTACGATTAATGCAGAACATTATGTAGATCTACAAATGGATGGAATTGAAATACCCTGGATTGGTAGAACAGATTTAGAAACAAAAGAATTTTTTATAGAAGCAAAAACTAAATGGCAAAAGAGAGCTGGTAAACCCAGGAAAGATGGCACATACAATTATGGAAAAGTTGCAGTAGCTGCAGAACCAGAAGCAGCTCATGTAGACCAAGTGTCTTTCTATGCAGCAGCAACAAAAAAGCCAGGCTATTTAATTTATGCAACACCCTATGAATACAAAGTTTTCAGCACAGACGAGTCCTCCGCATTAACCGCTGAAACTAGGGAGAGCTGTATGAAAGATTTTTATCGTACAGCTCTTACTAGGCAAAATTTAATTAAGCTATCTGATGATGCGGAATATGTAGCTAAAAATTTTATCCAGCCAGATTTTAAAAATATAAATTACTTTGGATACTCTGATGCAGAACTAGATGAGGTAAAAAATTTTTATGGTCGATAAAGTACAAATGTCTAACGAGGAAAGAAAAGCCAAGGAGCAAAAGTTCCAGGCTGAATGTCGTGAACGACTAAATAAAAAACAAAAAGTAAAATGGGTATGGTTGCACATAAAGGAGGTAACAAATGCAAACACAAGAAAAACTTAAACTAGCAGTAGCTGCTTATGAAAAAGATTTTGATAAGAATGGCATAACTGTACGAGGTGGTAAGAAATATGGCACAGTCAATCAAAGACTGAAAGCCTTTAGAACTTACTTTCCAGATGCATCTATAACGACTGATGTAATTAAAAATGAAAGAGTCCAGGTAAAGAACCTGGAAACCGAGGTTGTAGTAATGAAATGTACTATCAGCCTGGATGGTCAAGTTATATCAACAGGCATAGCGGAAGAATTTAGAGAAGGATCATCTCCCGTTAATGTTACAAGTTTTTGGGAAAACTGCGAAACCAGTGCGATTGGTCGTAGTCTTGCCAATCTAGGTTTTAGCGGACAGGAGTTTGCATCTTATGATGAGATACAAATAGCGGAAGCTAAAAGCCAGGCTATCAATGGCTCTGGCACAATGTTTGATAAGTTTACTGCAGCAATACAAAATGCAAAACATATTGGACATCTAAAGAAAACATCAGCTGAATATAAACAGTGGCTCGATGGTTTAAATAAAGAAGATAAAGATATAGCCAGGAACATCTGGTTAAAACGAAAAGAACAAATCAGTTCATTACAAGAAGGGAAAGTAATACATGAATAAAAAATATCTTAATATGTTTCCAGGAGATGATCTAAAAAATGCGATGTCATCTTTTGGTAAAAAACCATTAGGTAAATCTCATAGCCAGGGATTTACACCTAAAGAAGATATCGTATTAAAAGCTGGTCAAACTTATTCATTAACACTATGGAGTGGTACAACACAAAATGGTCATCCTAGTATTAGTTTAGCGATAGAAGATTGGCAGCCATTTACAGGCGGTAGTTCTAACAATGCAGAAGGAGCTGCAGCTCCGAGCAACGATGATGCTCCATTTTAATGAAGCAGCTTAGAACATTAAAACATTACACCCAGGGAGAAATATTAAACAAACAAGAACGAGAAAGAAAAAAAAATAAAAAGTTTGTTGAAAAAAATATATTAACTCCCTGGTATTTTAAAAATAAAAAAGAGGATGAATGTCTGAACAAATAGATCCAGATCATTATAAAAATAAAAACATAGAAACATTCTATGCAATTACCAGTCAGCTACCCCCAGTCCAGGTCATTGGTTTTTTACGAGGTCAAATAATGAAATATATTATGCGGCTCGGTAGTAAACACAATGACAGTGTGGATGCCATGCTGATGGATGCGGGTAAAGCTGATTGGTATTTAAGTAAATTAATGCAATATCTTAACGATCATAAAGATAAAATAGATGGCTAGAGATTGGTATTCCAATCTGAAACAAGAAGCCTATAGCAAATGGCATCGTCAGTTTGATGGTATTGCTATGATAGATGTAGACTCTGTTGAATGCTGCAAGGTTTGTTACGAACCCCTGGCTATTATTGAGGTAGCGATGGATAAAGGTCAAGACAAAGCCTATACATTAATTAAAAAGATTGCAGATAAGATGCAGCTCCCAGCTTTTGTTGTTTTGTATACTGTAGAACAAGAGGAGATAACACAATTTAGAATTAGACGAGTTAGTCCACAAGTATCTAAGACGTACAGGGTAGCAGCTCCAGAGCTGTGGCTCTCCTGGTTAAGAAGTTTGCAAGGGGAATGTAAAAGCTGTAGTTTAAATGTTGAATGGTGAAATTTATTTTATGGGTAACAATGTGTATTGGTAATCATTGTAGCAAGATGCATAATATTTATGATACATCCTACAAATGCCAGGAAGCATCCATTGATCTGCTATTAGTCATGCAGAAACATGGAGTAGAAAATTTCATCATTATCTGTGAAAAAAAACGCAGCATATAAAATTAGATCTCAACAATGTATATACAGTACAGAGCAGTTGAGCTGCTTGGTCTGCTCCAGGCAGTATATCCATCTAAACATGATCCAGGTCAAATGGGGATTTAAATCTAAGAAAATTAAAAACTACTGTATTCGGTGTTATAACAAGCAATTTTATACCTAAAAAATCGGTTTTAAGACGTTTCTAGGGGGTACTTTTGGGATGGCTAGTATGATTAGCCACCCCTTTTTTTTTGATTATATGTCCACAATCAATGCAGCTCCAAAACTCCAGGTGTTTATCACCCAGGCATGGATATTTCTTACATTCTGGACATCGTTCTAATTGAGATTTTTTTTTATATTCTTCTTGCTGCTGCCTGGTCTTGCGTAACCAGTCATACCAGTGCATTAGATAACACCAGTAACTAAACCTAGAACAACCAAGGCTATTGCTAAGACTATGAACTTACCTTTTTTATTAAGGTTTTTCCATTTAGCAAAAAGGTTATCCATTCTTTCCAGGACTTTGTTGAAATGTTTACCCATTCTGTACTCCTATTTTTTTAGTAGCTTCATCGCACCACTAGCTCCTTTAATACCAAAACTTGCACTGATAGCAATATATAAAAGATGTTGATAATAAGTGGGTAAACTATGTAGTGCTTCAAAACCAGCTTTAATATGTGGTGTCATAAAAGGTATGAAAACTAATACTGCTGGTAATAATAGAACTATTAGTGCTATTTCATCTTTAATACTGGAGTCCATTTGACTTACAGCTGATGCTTCCCAGGCTACCTTACCCGCTATCTGATCTTCTTTTAATTTTGTTTTAGCTTTAATTTCTGTTACAGCTAATTCTGCTTTTGCTTTCTTAGTTGCAACGAAGCCTTTGACTGCATCGCCTACAATATTAGCGATTGGTGATATTAACATATTTAACATTTATTTATTGGTGTATCTAAACTACACTCTCCCTCATCTGATACATATAACAATCTTACTCCTATTTTCTTTTGTACTGGTGTCGGAGATCTGTAAATAAAATTATTTACTTTATTAGCTCTTTGACCAGATCTTCTATAACTAGAAGATTTTACATCGACTAGCAATATAGCATGATCTTCTGGATTATAACACATAAAATCAATGGGAGATTGTACAGCTTTTTTGCTATAAACAATAAAGCCTTGTTTTGTCAGCCAGTATTCAGCTGTAATTTCAGATTGAAAACCTTTTAATATCCTTTTATCCATGTAGTATGCGAATATTCGCTACCTACTAGATATAGTATATAATATTTTATAAAAATAAATCTCTTAATAAGATAACTAAATTAGTAAAGACCAGGAAACCTACAGACCACATAACTTTACGAATGTCTGATATATCTTTTTCAATATGTTTTAAATGATTGTTTTGGATTGTATTTATTTTTTCAGATATAACAGCGACTTTCTTATCTAGGTCTGCAAGTTTGTCTTTTTGTGTGGTCATGCTGCTTGGGGATTTTTTTGGAACTTAACTTCCAGAAGCTCTGCTCTTAGTTGTCTATTCTTTTCTTTTTCTGCTTCTATCATATCTAGTGCCATATGATAAGTCTTTTTCATTTCTTTATATTCTTGTTTAATTGTGTGAGCTTCTGCTTCAGTCATGTCTTTTCCTCTCTTTAAGTAATGTTGATGAGGATCTAAATTATTAAATTCCATTTTCTTGTCAATCCTATTTTATTCCAGACAGTGGATTTTCTAATGCTTTCTTTATTTTTAGGTCTAATTCTTCTTCTAAATCTTTTATATCATCTTCAAATATTCTTAGCTCATCTCTTAAAGTATTCTTGATTTCATTCACTAGGCTCTCTGTATATCGGCTATCTTTTTCAAGTTGAGTTATGTCAGATTTAAGATCTGTCTTAAGGGATTCTGCTACAGAACTTACTAGCTGTATTTCCTCTAAGACCATAGATATTTCACCTTGGAGCATATCTACTTGCTGCTGCACCAGGTCAATTCGTTTGTCAAACCCGCTAAGATCTGGAGCTGTATATTCCTGGATCTGTAATTCCATAGACTGCCATCTTGACCACAGCTCCGCAGCTCCCCATATACCACCAGCTACTGTAGATAGTAAACTAATAATTATAAATAATTTACCACCTTTAAATTTTATACCTTGATATTCTAGTTCTGCCATTGACTGTCTACCATTTCATTGATTGCCAGGTAATCCATATATCCTATTATATTTGCTCCATTATCTTGTATCACATCCTGGGTATTATAGAAAGTTAGATCCTCATAGTAATTAACATCCTGGATCTGTGTGCTTGTTAGATCTGTAAAACTAATATCAGACAATACCACCATCAGAGCTAGTTGTGTAGTTTGTGCTTCGTTAGATGCTTTATCTTCTTGTTTTGCCATTAACTTGTTAGCAATTTTTTGTTTAATTTCTTTCGGTTGTATAACTTCTTGTTCGGTTTCTTCCGCATCCTCCACAGTGGACTCTGTAGCATCTTCGCTACTGGATTCCATCTCAATCGCTTCTTCAATCTCTGCTTCAATCTCTATTATTTCTGGTGCTTCTTCTATTGTTTCTGTCATTTCTATCATAGGTTCTTCTGGAGCTACATCGGTAAAGTCCATCTCAATAACTAAATCTTCTGTATATATATTTTCTAAAACAATCTCCATCTGGACATCCTCTATTTGAATACTATCCTGGACAATATCTTCTACGACATCCAGGATAATTTCAGTAACAATATCAACAGTTTTGTATTGTATCTCCAGGAACGGATCTGAGATTATTCCTCCGAACATACCGCTAGTATATCCAGCATCAACAGACCAGATATCCATCTTAAAATTAACATCTGTATAGTTATTAGCACCGATACTTTGTGTATATTTGTAGTCTTTAACACCAGAATAATCCATTTCTACAGTGTGTTCATAGGTGTTGATGGAGCTGCCATCTGATTTAGTTACATTTAATTTAATGGTAAAATAATCTTTACAATCACCCGTAGTATTTTGACAGCTAGGAACAGAAGTATTAGATATATGGCTTTCTATAGATGCACCATATTCAAAATCAAAACCCTGTTGCATTTCTGCAACACTTAATCCCTGGTCTTTTAAGGAGTATTCTTGACTAATAATACCACCTCCCCCTGGTATTTCTCCCCTTTGATTAGCTCTACCCGTACATACTTCACCATCTTCTAATGCACCAGAGTAGCTGCACTGCTCTGTCGAAGCTCTGTCGTATGTAGTCCAGGTATCAGCTGGATCTAATATGTTTCCTGTAGTGAGATCTTCTGCTTTAGAATAAGAGCAGACCAGTAGTAATAAGAAACAGACCTTTAAACAAAGCCACATTCTGTGCATCACTAAATTCCTTTGGTTCTTTTTTTCTATTGTTTAGTAACTTCTCTTTGATCTTAGATCCTTCTGGCATCATATCTATATTGGCTAACCAAATCTCTTTTGCATCTGCTGCAATTTTACCCTCGATAGGCGGATAAACTCCAGACATCCATAACGCATCGAACACCTGGCTGTCTTGTGCCAGGATAGCTACCGCTGGAACTTTAAGGTTTAATGCCATCATCTGCCTGGATAATTTAATCCTAACACAATTTTCGTCTGATACAGTTACTCCTGTACTCACACCTAATATCTGTGTGGTAACAGATCCCGAATAGGCACTAACACAGACATCGCTATTAACTATGCTTATGCCTGGTGATATTGCCGATGGAGGAGCTTTGTCTACTGTATTGGATGAAACTGTAGAACTTACTGTACTTACAGTATTTGTTTCAGCATATGTTTTTTTACTAAACCCAATAAATAAAACTAAGGTTATAATAACTATAGAACAAAACCAAGATAACCAATCTTGTTTCATTACCTACAAATACATTCACCATTACAGTATTCACACATGGTCTACTCCTTTGGATATTTGTCTTTTGTAGCTTTTATAGTTGATTTCCAACCATCAATGCCATTGTGATATATGTCATCTAGCTGATCTGCTATTGATGGATATTCAGCAGCTCTTTTTCTCTGATACTCATTGTTGTCGTATGCAGTTTGTAACTCAGCTTTCTTGGCTGATACTTGACTCCATGTAAATAACTGATCTCCATAAATTGCATTACCATTTTCATCTGCACCAGAGATATATTTTACATCAGCCTTGTACTCAGCTTCGTTGCTGGGTTCTCCGTATACCACAATCTCTGCATCCTCTTTGAGAGCTTTGATTGCACTTGCTATGTCGGTCATTTTATTTTCCTTTCTTATGTTTCTAACTCTGATCTTTTGTTTAATATTTGTTGATTTGTAATATTAGGATCATTGTCAATCCATGTAACAGTAAATGTATTAGTATCTACTATTTCTATAGAATAGTGTTCATCTGTTAATGCTCTGATAGCATTGTGAAATAACTGTGTTAGATTTTCATTTGTCATTACGAACTTAACTCCATTATTTGAAACATACCTTCATATACACCTATACTTGTTCCACTTGTTCCAGCCCACTGATTTTTAGAAAATTGAGGGGTATAGGTAATGGCTGATGCTGTTGATGGACTATCCAAGAAAGTTAAAGCCATACAACAATTTAGATAATTTATACCTAATGTATTGGATCTGTTATCATATTGAAATCTTCTACCAGAACCTTCTGCAATAGTAGCTTGAACAATTTTTTCTGTGGTTGTACCACCACTTATTGCTCTTTTAAAATCTAAATCAACATTTAATGCTTGTGATGCTCCTGATACATTATTACCCCAAGTGTTCCATGATAACCAAAATTTTGAAGATGAACTAGCTGGTGTTAATGTAATGGCTGAGTTTGTAACATCTGTAAAAGAAGCTGAATTATCTGTAGTTGTTGCATACTGTGTTGTACCACCATCTTGATAAACAGCTAATATTTTACCACCAACACCACTAGGCAAAGCAGTAATAGCAGTAATTGATTGATTGTTTAATTTAATTAAGCTCATGCTAGTACCTCCATTAGTGTAATTGAACATGGGTTGAAACCAAAGAAAGTAGTTTCATTTGTATTATTTACAGACCTAAAAAATATTTTATAGCTTACAGAACTTGTGCTTGAGGGTGAGTCTAATAAAATCCATGTTTGATATCCTTTATATATAACTTCATTATCAGCACCTCTTTCTGCCTTACCACCAAATCTTCTACCAGTTCCATCTAAAGATGATGAATCTCTATATATTTTATATTCACCTTCTGCATGGTCATTAGATGCGTTTTCGATTTGACAATAGATAGACATTTGAATTAATACTTTGCTAGATGTAGATGTTGGAGTTATAGAAGCAGAAACACCACTATCACTAAAACTTGTGCTAGTAGTTGTTTGGTTTGATGTAAAATTAGTTGTTACCACTTGACCAATTTTACCAAAACTTCCATCAGTCTTTGCATAAGTTACAGCATCATCAACTATATTAGAAGTATTGACTGTGCCAGATCCTATTGTCGTTAAGGTGATTGCTCTTTCTGCAAGAATAAAATCTATAGAGTCTGAAGAAGTTAAAGCTGAAGCAAATACAATCGTGCTACCTGATACTGTGTAGCTTGACTGAGGTTTCTGAATAACACCATTCAAACTAACTGTTAAACTCTCTGCACTACTAGGTACATAGGCAACGCTATTTAATAATAGGTTATATGTAGCTGTAGCACTTGCTGTAATATTATCTAAGACTACTCTGTCTGATAAGTTTGATATATCTCTACCTATGTATGCCATTACTCACCACCCCCATTATCTGTAATTGTGTTTCCTTCTGCTACCCATTTTAGTATTTCTTGGTAGTGTCGGTTTGCTTCGTTGTGAGGAACTTTCCATACTGTTCCGTCTTGATATGTTACTTTATAAGAACTAAATTCATTATTTATATTATATTCTTTTTCTACTGTACTAATCATTATAACTCCGCATCAAATAAGACATACCCACTATTCACTGCTATTGGATAATGTTGTGTTAAACTACTAAAATTATTTAGAGCAGCGGTAAAAAACTGCTCATTATTTATTTGATTATCAAAACTTACATTTGCTGAACTTTGTGTTTTTGAACCAGCAACCGAAAGTTGCCAAATGGTAATTGCACCAGATACACTTACAGAGGGTAATGCTCTCATTTCTACGGGGTGAGTTCCACGAACATGAACTTCTGTCGAACTAGCAACACTACCCCATAAGTGATTGTCTTGCCAAAAATATCTCTTACACTTTAATAAATTACTAATATGACTCTCGAAAGGAAAACTAGGTAGGGTTGTCGAATCGAACTCACCGACTTCGAGTTGAACACCTGTAAGATACCATTCGTTATCTGTGCTAGAGGCAAAGTTAACTTGACCTACTGCAATATTTGCTGCGGAGTAATTTTCCCAAGATGTGGCTAATGTACCAGAATTAAAAGTAGTGCCTGCCGCTAAATGCCATGTTATTCTCCAACCTTCACCATTATTATTATCAATCGCACCTGCTGCATTAGTGTCCCCAGGTATATTTATAATTTTTTTCTCCCAAGTGTCAGAGCTATTTATTGTATATGATTTTGCGATTGCTCTTGCAGTTCCGTCTTCTTTATAAATCCAAAGAATATAGGTGCCTGTTAAATTAGACCTTACCCAAAAACTAAGAGTAGTTGCTTTAGCATTCGATGTACCTTGTTCTAAAAATTGTAAATTTTGTGCTTCTATTTTTTGGTCAATTCCAAATCGGGTGCTTGACGCAAGAGATGTGTTTGCTGTTGTGCAGTCTACCTTAAATGAATATTTAAATCCTTGTGCTGTTGGTACTGTAGAACTCTGAGACATGGTCGCTCTAAAAGATGGACTTCCACCCTTTCTATAACCAAACCTGTCTATTGTTGGGTAAGTTGAACTTGCTCCCACACTTGCTGTAGAGGTTGCTCTCTGAGACACTGACATATCTCCGTTGATAATTAAAGGTGTGACGAGGCGATCGGTTGTATAACCTCTACTCGTTAAACCTGTATTGGGGATCGTGTTTAATGGCATTAGGCTAGCACCTCCTGTAAAATTATTGATGAAGTTTCTTGTGCGTCTGGATTAATTACAACCGATGCACCATTTGGTCCAGAATTAAACTGCATTTTATATTTTATTGTATCTGCACTTGCTGGTTCATCTAAAAAAGATACTGCAAATCTTCCTGTATTTGTTGCTGTGCTATTTGTAAATAAAAAACCATTTTCAAAATCTCTAATTTTAGAATAACTACCACTACCTATTTTTCTGTATAAATCTAAAGCCAAATACATATTGTTAAATTTTCTACATGATAAAGATATATGAAGTAAAACCTTTGAAGATGATGCGGTTGTAACAATAGTTGTTTCACTACCGCCTACATCTGCAAATGAACTTGATGAAGAAGAAGTTTGAGTTGTAATATGATTAGCAATCGTTTGACCAGTTTTTCCTATTGGACCAGATAGTTTAGAATTAGGAATAGATCCAGCTAATTTACTTTCATTAATAGAACCAGCTAACATATCATTAGTTACTGATCCTGTAGCTGGAGCAATAGTTTCAACTGCTCTACCTAAAAACACTGCATACATAGTATCTGAACCAGTTATTGCAGAGGATAGAGTTAGTGTTGTGCCTGATACAGTATAAGCATCATTAGGATTTTGCCTTACATTGTTAATGAACAAAGCTAAATCTTGAGGATTTGTTACTGCATAACTTAGTGTATAGGTATCAGTAGCAGATGTAGTAAAACTCTGTTTCTGTAGAGTTTGGAATTTATCTGCTGGTATATTTCCTATGTACATTTATAATCCTATGCAGATATAGCGTCTATATAGCTACCCCATACATCAACACTTGATGCTGTATCGGATTGAACTTTTAAGACACTTCCGTTTTGTAAATTTATCTTTGAGTTACCAGTAACCTCCAAAGAACCACCAACTGGTAAAGGTGTATTTTTTTGTAAGTAATAATCATTACCACCAGTTGATATGAATACTGAAACATTGATTGCACTAGTTGCTACGTTACAAACTCTAAGACCAATAATACAATCGTTGGTGTTAGCAGTTAATAATGTAGAAGCAGAAGTACCAACATTTCTTGCTTTTATTTCTGTAAAGTCTTGAGCCATTATTTTCCTTTCTTAATTAAAGAGCAACAGCCAATGCTATCGCAAATCCTTTTGTTGCTAGTGTAGATACATCAGAGGCAGCTACTTGCCAGGATGATCCGTTATAAACTTTTAACTCATTACTGCTTGTATTGAAATATAAATCTCCAGCAGTTAGTGCATCTCCGTCATTATCTACTGTCGGATCAGATGCTTTAGCTCCCAGGTATGTATCATCAAAATTATCAGCCGCAGCTTCAGCAGCTGTTTGTGCAGCTTGTGCAGCTGTCTTTGCAGTGTCAGCAGCAGTTGCACTGGTAGCAGCATTAGTTGCTGATGTAGCAGCTTCAGAAGCCTTAGTCGTGGCTGTCGTGGCATGACCAGATGCAGTCGATGCTGAAGAAGCAGCATTAGTAGCAGATGTTGCCGCTTCACTAGCTTTGGTTGTTGCAGTCGTAGCAGAGCTTGATGCAGAAGTTGCAGAAGTTGCTGCATTCGTAGCACTGGTACTAGCTTCACTTGCTTTTGTAGTAGCTGTAGTTGCTGAACTCGCAGCAGACGTTGCAGATGAAGCCGCATTGGTTGCCTGGGTAGATGCTGTAGAAGCTGATGTAGCTGCATTAGTTTTTGAGGTATTTGCATTGGACTCTGATGTAGCAGCAGCTGATGCAGAACTTGCGGCAGCTGTGGCAGATGAGGCAGCAGCGGTTGCGGAGGAAGCTGCATTTGTTGCGGAGGTCGTTGCTGTTGCCGCATCTACAATCAGATCCCATTTAGCGGAATCTGTATTTGTTGTCAATGGTTGTGAGCCACTAGACGTATGAGCTGTATTAGCCAGAAAGATATTATTTGTTGATGTGTCTTTTACTAAATCTCTTTGTGCATATGAAGTTGATGCAGACCAATTACCTCTAAATGTACCTATTTCCTGGGTAACAGCTATTTCACCAGAGCTGTCAAAAGCTAATATTTTATTAGCTCTGTCTGTAGCTCCTACAGTAAATTCTGTAGAAGTCATCGTATTTGTTCTGGATAGTTTAATAGATCTGTCTACAGTTTCTGATATTTCTTGAGATACTAAAATACCTTTATCAAGAGCTGCTTCATGTGTTTCTGCTGGAAAAGGATCATTAGCTACATAATCAGTAGATTGTGTCTTTGATGTATTTCTGCGAATAACTAAGGTTTCTCCAGATGCTGGAGCTGAACCCATCGTTACAGTACCACCACTATTATTTTGAACACCAGATACTGTATAATGTGTTGTTAAACTTTTGACTGTTTCTGTACCATTTGCTGCTCTAATGATTACTTGTAAATCAGTTTCAGCAATAATATAGAATGAAAAAGCAAAAGCTGTCGTAGATCCATTACCAGAGTACGAATTTTTAATTGTTGTGCTAGATATTGTCATAACTTATGCTTACTAACTCCTTATAATATATCATATTATTTGTCTATCATTAATTAAAATGGATATTTGCTAGGTAAATTATCTCCTGGACTCCAGAAAAATTCTGTACCTTCTTCTTTTCTTACCCTTTTGATTAACCTTTTTCTTTTCTTGTAATACTTAGGATCTATAAATTTAGAAATATTATCAAACACCCATCTTTCTAATGCTAACCTGGCATACCACAATGATCCACCAGGAAAGTTCTTTTTTATTAAATCTGCTAAATCACCGCCATAATTAACATCTTTACCTTTAATTGTACGCAGTGCATTTCCAAAAGTAAAATCTAGTATTTCTAATCCTAACATTGGTATAGATCCTAATATAGTACCAGCTCCACCTTTTGCTCCACCATATTGTGTAGAAAATAAGAAATCACCCATAAATCCTAGACCACCACCTCTTAATAAATTACCTAGTACATATGATGCATATTGATCTTTGTTTAGTTCTGTAATCGGTGTTGGTTCTTTACCTTTTGCGATCTGTTTCATTTCATAAGCTAATGCACCCATGATTGTTGTAGATATAATTAAATCAGTTAAATACCCAGCTTTCTTAAAAGCTCCTTTTCTACCCATACCTTTGGTTATATGACCAAACATAAAAGCTAGTGGAAACTGTTTAAATTGTAAAAAACTTTTAACAAATTCACCCTGGACAGTGCCTGGTCTAGCTCCTCCAGCAACAAGAGATCCTCGTAATGTTGATGCGGGAACAGCAAAATCTATAATATAATTAATTGTTCCTTGGAACTTAGAAAAGACATCCATCGCCTGTTCTTCTGTTAAATCTTCTAATTTAAAAATATCTGATGGTCGTAAAAACTCTGCACCTTTGTTAAGTGCATCATCAACACCAGCATCGTAGATAGGAATACGTCTAATAATATCCCACTCTCCACTGTTAATATTATTTGTTTCTAATAATTGTTTAAATTTTGCATTCTTCTTACCTAGTTGATCCCAGGTTAAATTTGCATTTCTGGCAAAGAAAGCCATTGTTTCCATACCAACACCCCATCTACCCGCTTGTGTTAGCCAGGATAATCCAGATGTTCTTAATATAAAATCAGCTACTCTCCTGGTAACTTCTGGTCTTTCAATATCATCAGATGACACCCTGGCTAAACCAGATGCTATTGTACCCCAATGTTCAGCTACCATCCCCGATGATGCAGCTACTTTAATTCCTGTTGATTTATCTTGCCGCCATCCATTCATAAAAATTTTTGCATTTCTAAACATGGTTTTAGCAGCTGGTAATCCATGAACTCTAGCTGTTATTCTAGTTAAGTTAAAATCACCTAGTGCCATAAAAGATGCAGCTCCTAGATACATAGCTGTAGTTAGATCTCGTAAGCCACCCATAGATCTTGCAAACTGATGATTGCCTGGATCTAATAAATCACCATTGATTGTGCGATATGCGTCATCTACCTTAACCATATCAGATTTAAGTTTATCTAATTTTTTCTTTAATTGTTTCGTTGTTAAATTAGGAGTATCAGTTACTAATTTTTTTTCTGCAGTAAATTTCATCCAGGCTATAAATTTATCTGGATCTGGACTTAGCACACGCATCATCGCTATATCCCTGGACATATTTTTGATATGACCTACCATCGCATCAAAGGCATTACCCTTACCAAATTTTTTATTGTAGGCATCCCAGGAGTCGTAATCTTTAAATTTTATAAAACGATGATCTAATCTTCTATTAGATAATTTAGAACTATAGGCTTTTACCTTTGTTTTTTTAGAATATCCAAAGGTTGATATTGTATTGTAAACATCAGTAAGAGCTATCTCTAGCTGTTCTGGACTCATTTTTTTACCAGTGCGATAATCAATCATCTGGTCTAAATCCAACAAATCATTTTCTAATAAAAAATTTCTCCAGGCTTTATACCCAGCATCTCTAATAACTAATTCATTATGTGATTGTGGCAGATGCCAGTTTTCTAATTTAGGTATTCTACCACCAGCATCATTAAACATTCTCCTGGCTGTTTCAGCTGTTTCTATCCAGGCTCTTGCTAATTCTTCTGCAGCTTTATTTCCTGTAGATCCAGGATTAAATATTTCTCTACCCATTGTTACTAAGGTAGCTTTGTTTCTTACCCCTCCTAAAAAACCATGTCTAAATTTTTTTAAGACTTCTGAATTAATACTATTTAATCTACCCTGGACTACCTCTATAACTTCTTCAACAGACTGAATACGATTTACACCTTCTGGATTTTCCCATTTCATCATATGCTGCTTAATTACAGATCCATAATCAATCTCACCTTTTTGATCTGTATACCTGGCTAATTGAAATTCAAAATTTTCTTGCCGCCTAATCATATGTTTTCTTTCTTTGATTTTTTGTGCAGCATCTACTTTCATTTGATTGAAAGTATCTAGTCCAGCTTGTTTTGCAGCTCCTTCTGATCCCATACCTTCATCAATATATTTTTTGTATGTTTCATCATACTCATTGAGAAGATCTAATTGTTTTTGATCGTCTAATAATCCTTGCGTTTTAGCACTAACAATACAATCACGAAAACTCATTTAAGACCTGGACATCCTTCTAAAAAGTCTATTGCTTTTTTATCTTTATTTAGATCTAGTAAAACATCATTAGCTGATTGCATAACAACATTACCATCAGCATCAACACCAGTCATAACCTGGTATTGTGGATCTAATTTAGCGAAGATTCCTTCAATTTCTTCTGTTTCGCTTTTTGAATAAGCCTGTCCACCATCTGGTTGTCTGCTTCCTCCATTTGTTTGTGCCTTTCCACCGATTTCTTTCGTAACTGGTCTAGCTCCTTCAAGGTTAATTTTTTCGTAGCCATCGGCTTTCTCCTTTCCTTTTGTGTAATTTTGTAAAGCACCTTTATAGGCATCCTTAATATATTGAGGATCTACAAATCTGCCATCGTTATAAATTCTTTTTACATTTCTGGTAATAGCGGTAGCTTCATCTACCTCTACATATTTGACAACTAAAGAATATCCATATGCCTTTGCTAAATCAATATATTTTTCAATAGATTTTCCACCACTTCCAACAATGGGAACTATAATATTATCACCATTATTAAAAGCTCTATCAATAATAAGCTCTTGTATAGCTTTACTTTCTTCGTGTAAAGCACCAGCTCCATTACCTTTATCGTAATCTTTTGCAAAATTAGGATGTTCTTTAACAAAGTCTGAGTCAATAATAATAGCACCTAATTCTTTTTGTTGAGCTGCAGCTAGTGTTGATTTACCAGATGCTGGTAATCCAATAAATACAGTAAGTTCTTTGTTTTGTACTGCTGCACCTTCTCCATACAAATCATCAACAACTTGCTGCCATCCTCTTTGTTGTTGCCAATTTTCGTCAAAAGTACCACCAGCTCTTTTAATAGTAGTTTCTTTACTAAGAGATAACTCTCTTAGACGTACTATTTCTGGATGATCTATTAATTCATCAGCCTGGTTCTTTAATACATCATCTGGTAATTCTGATATTTCAGCTAATGTTTTACTTTGTATTTCTACTTTGGCTGGTTCTTTTGGTGTATCTAATTTGTTAGCAACACGAATGTCATTAATCGTGTTTTCTACAGATCCATATTCTTGATCGTATTGTTGTTTACCATCGTGAACATTCTCTGAATTTTTTAGGTTTTTGTTGGCTTCTGTTTCTTTAGGGATATTTGGTTGCTCTTGTGTATATCCTTCAGATAACGCAGTGCGTTCAACTCTGCCTGGTGTAACCCTGTCAAGATCGCCATTTTTAATTGCTGTGGTGATAGCTTCTTTAAAAGATTGGACTGCTTCTTGCTTATTCCCATCTTTGAAAAGTTTGGCTGCGATGTTAAGCTCATCTGATATTGCTCCTTTCATATTAGCAAGTTTAATAATCTTCTCTATAGCCAAAGCACTTTCTTCTAAGGCTTTTTTATTAAAATCACTATCTAGTTTGTTCTTACCTTTTTTTAATATTTTTGCTTCATTATTAACTAAAAATCCAGCAATATTTTTATCTTTCTTTAATTCTTTGATTGCTTTGTCTAAGATCTCTGCTCTTTCTTTAATTAATAATTCTTTGATTGTTTGTGTACCAAAAAGATCCTGGACTTCTCTAGTAGATACACCCTGGCTAATAACATCCTGGATAGCTAATCTTATTTGTTGTTCATTAGCAAAATTATTTTTTGTAATAAAATCTATAACCTGGATATGTAAATCTGGATCTTCAACAAGATCTCCAACAATAGCAGCTATCTTATCTGGTACATTATTGTTTAAATAATATTGCCAGGCTTCTGGACTGAGCTTTGATAAACCCCTGGCATTTTCCCATAATACAGATCTAGGTGATATTTTACCCTTAATAGCCTGGACATAATCTGGTTTGATTTTTAAGATCTTTGCCACATCAGCAGCACTAGCTGTACCCTGGTGTACGTTTAACATCATCGCAGCTACCATTGTTTCTTCTGGTGTATGACCATCAACTTCTCTGCGTATGGTTGCTAATAGGTAAGGTTTTTGTTTACCCATCGCTTTTATTCTTTTTGCAAGAGCTAGTCTTTGATGACCATCTGCTATTACTTTTCTACCATCAGCATATTCAAACACCATCACAACATTAGCAGCATCTTGATCCCATTCTGTTATACCTTTAAGTTTTGGTGATACTCCTGTTTGCGGATCTATTTCTTCTGTTTTAAATTGAAATACATCTGGCTCTACTTCTATCTCATCTGGATCTAATCTTACTTCTCTAATAACATTAGAATTGTTGTCAAAATTTTTTGTATAATCTATTGGTGTTCTGGTTTCGTCATTCAGTTTATTTTCACCAGATAACAATCCTTCACCAGCATTTTGCACTCTTTCAATATGTTCTTGTTTACCTCTTGGTGTGCTTTCTAACGGATTGGTTGTATCAATCAATTCATCACCTTCTAAAACTTGTTGTGCTGTCTTAACTGTAGGTGTAACTCCTCTTGGTGTATTTTCTATAATAGTTTCTAAAAATTGTGCTTTTTCTGCAGTGTTAAATGTTTGTATATTTTTATTAATATAATCCATCACCTTAGTAGCATAAGCATCATCCAGGATAGGAGCTTCATCTATTAATTTATCTATTTCTTGTGCTATTGCTTTTGCTTTACCATTTGGTGTAGCTCTTAGTATTTTAGAATAACCATTAAAAAAAGTTTTTATTGTTCCGCCTAATGCAGCGGTTGCTAATGCACCACCTCCAGCTGCAAGAGCTATAGCTGCAGATGCCTCTTTCCATCCATAATCAGATCCTAGCCTTTGATTATAACTAACAACTTTGGATTGTATGACAGCTTCATATGTACCCGATATAACAGCTTCTGAAGCTGCCATTCTAACAATACCCATTATACTTGCAAAACTTCCACCAGATGCAGCAATAACTGGTAAACTTTCTATAATTAATGGATCTTGAAATATAGCTAAACCACCACCAAAAATAGATGCAGACAATGTACTGCCATCATTATACTTTTGACCAATAGCAGCTTCTTGTTCTAATTCAGCTAATTCGTTTCTCCTGGCATTTTCATAGTATGAATAATCTCTAAAACCACCTAATTTACTACCTCTTTGTTCTGGATTTTTTTCAAAGTATTCTTCAATTTTACGATTAATGTATTGTTGTTTTGCTCGGACATGGTTCATAGATGTAGCACTACCAAAATATTCCCCAACATAAGATCCTCCTGGATCGAACTCTATATTGTTTGAATACATAAATGGTTCGTCTACTTCTGCTACATAATCATTCATGTTGTAATAAATGCCAGTTAAACTAAAAAAATCTTGTGTAACTTTATCCATATCTTCCATGATATTAATCATTTCAGAGTTAGAGTTTCTAAAATTTAATTGTAAATCGTATTGAGTTTTTGCTATTTCATCGTCTAGTCTTGGTCTAGCTTTGACAGTTTTATCACCAAATTGATTATTTCTGTTTGGTCTATCGTGAACATTATCTGTAAAAAAAGATGTTTTGTTTGTTTCTGATATCTTAAATTGTGCCATAGTTTTTTAAATATTCTGCTTCTTTTTTTCTCCTGGTAGGAAAAGCATCTCCAAACTCCTGGAGTTCTTCATAGACTGCATCCCAGTTTCCATCGGTTGCATATTTTATAAACGATGGAGTTCTTCTATAACTACCATATTGAAAACCAACAGAGATTAAAACTGTGGCTTGACCTTGATCTAGCTCCTCAAAAGGAACTACAGGATCATATAACTCATATTGTCTTTGTAGATCTTTTGCATAAAAATGCCTGGAGCATTCGTCAATGTGATCTACTTCTTCTTTTTCTAAAACTAATGAATTTGCAAATGTTTTAGCTTGTTCTCCATGTAAACCAAAATATGGTTTTAATTTATTAATAACTCTTTGATCTATTCCTATAGCCTGGCAAAATGCTTCATCTTTTTCTTTTAAATCAAAACCACTAGCTATTGTTACACCAGAATTATTTGTTGGTTGGTATCCCTGGCTAAGACCAGCACCTTCTAATTCATGTATAAAATCCCAATCAATATTATTCATTCTGCATCGCCAATACTAATAAATCTGGTATAATTTTTTTTAAGTTAAACAAAATTTCTTTACCATCTGCATCTCTAAAATATTCTGCAGTACCAGAATTTGGATCTCCTAACCCTATGTAATACATACCATCGTCAGCTGTTTCTAAAAATATACTATCTAAAAATTTACCATCATCATCAAAAAATATATTCTTACCTTCTTTCTCAAATAAATCTGTTACAGATAATTCACCATCTATTTCAGTAACAGGCAAAACTTTTTTTGTTTCAGTAATGGTTGTATTTTGTCCAGTCGAGTAAGTTTCAAATTCATATGTAAATGCTTTTTCTAATAGCTCTGGTGTTAATGCATCTTCTAACATTTCTTGTACTGTAGGATAATTAGAGCTATTTTTTGTAAATTGATAAGGTTCACTATTAGGCATATTTTGTGGTAATAAAATTTTCATACCATTAAAATCTTGAAAACCACCATAAAATTCATCACCTTTTTTCATCATACCAGCAGCTTCTTGTATAGATTGCTCATATAATTTTTGTATTTCTTTTTCACTACTCGATCCTAAAATATTGTTTTGGTTCAAACTTAACTTGTGTAAAAAAATTAACTGAGCTGATTGATCTATTTGTGGCATTAAATTTTCTAAATTATTCACCATAGATGTAGGCATATAATCAACTAGCAATAATGGTATTGTAGCTGCATCCATATGCTCACCAATAATGGTATAAAGATCTTTAGCTCTGTCTGTACCCATTAACTCAGCACCTTTTAAAATAGACATGGTTGTATTATCCATTCGACCACCATTTGCCAAAATCATTAATCCAACATGAGTGTAATAGGATGCATCTTTTTCCATACCTAATTGAACAAAAACACTTTTTAAATCTTCTCTACCCAGGATCGCTAAGTTAGTTAAAACAGTAACTTTCTCATCATAGCTTCCTGTTGTTAAAACTTGTTTTATATTTTCTTTTTCTTCTTCTTTTAATAACTGTAATGGAACATTATAAAAATCTGCTACCTCTGATGCTTGTTTTCTTCTATTACCAGATGCTAGTAAAAATGTTTGTGCATCTTGTTCTAATAAATCTAACTCTGTAAATTTTAATTCACCATCGAAACCCTCTGCCATGTTTAATAAATTGTTAGGCATTTCTGTTAGCATTGTAGAATGAATGCTCTCCAGGCTTGTTTCTAATTGAATTAATAATTTTTGTTGGAATGGATCTGCATTTGGATCTTTTGATAATCTTTGGTTTTCCAATCTTACTTGATCCAAAGTTTCTTTTACTTCATCGGGATTAGCTTTTTTAGCTTTTTGTATTATGTTAAAATTTTGTTCAATGATTGCTAATTGTTCAATCTCTTTTTGTAATCCAGGTAATCCGACTGCTCTTTGTGCTGCATCATTCTGCACAGCTGCAGCTAATAAAGTATTAAAAGTATTAATATTAAAATAGTCCGCATTTGTAATGCTAGTAAAATCTCTAATTTGTGCTGCAATCGCAGTTCCTTCTGTTTTGATACCAGCCACTGTTTGTTTATCATTTGTAGCTTTTCTTGTGTCTGCAAGTTTTTTTAATGTTACTAAATTTTCTGGACTTACTTTTTCATTGTAATATCCATCTTCATAATTTTTTAAAAATACCTCTGGATTTTCTGATGCCAATAATTCTGCTTCTAGTGTGTGTAAATTTTGCATTTGTGTTTGTAAATATTCTTCTTTACTAACACTTAGTATTCCATCGTTAGCTGCATCTTCTACATATCCCTCAATACTATTCATAGCTGTATTTTTCTTTGCAGTATTACCACCAGCTGTTATGTATGAATTAAACTCTCTGTTTAAATTTTCTTCTAATGTTTTGATAGAATCTTCTCTAATGTTTTTCCAAACTGATGCTTGAACATCAACATAGTTTGTTGTGTATAACTCATCTGCTTTTTGTTCTACAAGCTGCTTGACTACATTATCTTCTATTCCAGATAAAATATTATTCTTGTGTGTTGTAAATCCTTGTTCAAATTGTGGTAACGCAGTGTTTGTATCTGGATTGTTTTGTGCATCAAACATCAATTTATTTAATCCAGGATTATTTTCATCACCCTTAATTAAATAATCTATTTGTTTTGTTGCTTCTGTTTTTCTTTGTAATGATTTTTGTGCTTCATAAAATCTTGTAGACACTGCCTGGACATCTGCAGCTAAATCTGCAGCTGCTTCAAATGGAGCTGCAGCTGCTGCTGTAATATCGGGAACTGGTCTTGGTCTTGTACCCGTCTGGGATGTCGGAGCTGTCTTAGCTTTAAACTCTGGTATCTGTACCATTATAATCCAGCATATCTGTTTATTGACATAATATCAGATGCTCCTCCAAGTAATGTTTGTCCAGCTTTGAAATATGATGCAGTTCGTAATTGTCTACCCTGGTATCTGGCTAAACTACCTTCCATCCTGGATATCACAGCTGCTTCTCTATAATCGTTTGCTTCAATAGATGAGTTATATCTAATGTTAGCTCTTTCTATTTCTGCTTCTGTTAAATAATCTTCCATAACTGCTAATGGTGTACCCCTGGATGGATCTACACCAGAAAAAGCATAGGCTCTTTCAACACTAGCAAATGTTTTTTCAAAATCTTTATTAAATCTTTTGACATTGTATTCACCAATTTCAACAGATCTTTCTGCTTTTTGTTCATATGTTTTGGCATTTTGTTCAGCTATTGTTTGTTGATATTTACCCGCTGCTTCTGCTGCTTGTCCAGCCTGGATACTGGCTACTGCACCGACTGCGGTTGATGCTGCTATTACTGCTGGTAATCCCATTTTATTATCCTTGCATATCTTATATGATCGTTATTTGAAATATATTTTTTCATTGTGCCTTCATTCTCTAAGCCAAGCCATTTTGCAAAACGATGACCAAGTTCAAAGTCTTTTTTAACAGCTGTTTGCAATCGTACAACTTTATTTTCTGCAATCAACTGTTCTAATCCTTTTTTCACAGCTCTTGCTGCAGCTCTCGGATGATCCCATATTTTATCGGATGCTAGTACCCATCCTTCATAAACTTTATCCCACATATGACAAATACCACCCGATACGATGTATTGATTATTATAGACAGCAGTGAAGGCTTGACCAGGTTGTTCCAGGTTATGTAAATGACTTTCCCAGGCTTTATCTATTTTTACTGCTGGATCATTCATAATACCTCTTGTCATTGTCAAACCATGTTCTGTCTTGAAGGGAATGATATTTAAATTACCCTTCATTTGTTGTAACTCTTGGATATATACCAATAATATTTATTGGTAAAGGCTGCGTTTGCCTTACATAGATAAATCCATCAGTTTCAAAATCTCCTCTAAATTCTACTTGTTTATCTCCACTAAATGGAGCTATTGCTGTGTCCATCGCATCTGCTGAACTTCTAAATGGTATTCTTTCCATATTGGTTAAATCTGATCCTATTTCAACACCGACAGAATTTAGTAATCTTATTGTAACTTCGTGTATACGTTTTGTTTGACCTTGAGCTACACCCTCTGCAGCTCCCGCTTCTATTCTCATTGTCTGTAATAAGCTGGTATAAGCTAATCCTATTTGTACTTTGGTAGAGCTTCTATCTAAGGTAACAGCTCCATTAGATACTGTTTTATCTGGATGTGTTGAACCATTAGCCAGGATAGATACAGTTTGTCCTTCTAAATGATCTAATCCAGATATGCTTGTTGTAGCAGATCCATTATAAGCTAAACCACTATCAACAAAGAAAGCATCTGTAATACTATCTCCATAATCATAGTTTGTTAAATATTCGACATATCTTCTTGTAGATCCATTAATAGTTCTTTTTACTACCATGTATAAATCATCTTCATCTGCATCTCCAGGTATAGTGGCAATATTTTCTACATGAGCAAAACTATCTGAACCAAAAGAACCACCTACTTCATGAATATGCCATCCGACTACATCCTCTGCTCGTTGATATGTTAGACCAATTAACTTACCATCTTCTCTTGTTCCCCAGATAATACTTTCTGGTTCTTGTTGATAAGATAATTCTTTAACACCAGACTCTGTAATATTCTCTGCCAGGATCGTCATATCGGGAGCTACATAAGAGTCAAAGTCAAAACTATAGGTTAGTTCTCTAATTTTTCTTTTAGCTCTCTGTAAAAACATCGTAACATTCGCTACCTGGATAGCATCTACATTAGCTGTTCCATAGGATGTTTGTCTTTGAATTTGTATATTGGTTGGTGTAATTGGCTGAGTCGTACCCGATGCAGATACAACAAATTCACCACCCGTAGTACCCGCTATCAAAGATCTTTGTGCGGATAAATATCTAATCGTATTAACTCTATTAGAAGCAATCGTATATGTCATCGCAGATAAATCTGTAACTGTGCCATTTCTATCATCTTCAAAATCTTCGTAATTATTTACCCTGGAGAAAAATAATGTTTGAGGTTCATCTGTAGTAGATGCAAAAACTAATCTTTGTTCAAAAAAAGTAACACAAGATGGATGTCCTGTTGTGTCAGAAAAAGAACCTAAAGCAAAATCTGTTGATGCTGTAGCAGATCCCATATCTACTAAAATTTCCATAGTAAAATTAAGAGTATCAGCGACTGCTGTTATCTTTCCATGACCAGATCCAAATCGTAATAATCTACCAACATCTGTTGATTGAAAACCAGATCCTCCATTTATTCCTGTGGTTGCAGATGCAACAACTGTTCTTCCTGTGCCTACAGTATGATGAGATGGATTTAATGTTGTTGTGGTTGCATTGTCTGGTAGATAAACACCATTAGTAAAATCTACTTCTGTTAAAGACCAACTTGTATGACCAGTCCTAGTGAGTTTTCGGACACTGTAATCTGGATGTACGAGATACATAATATCAGCAGATTGTGCAAATTTGATAGCACTTAGATCGGCAGCTGCGTAAGGGGAAGTAATTTGATATATTCTATTAACAACACCACCAGAAGTGTAGGTAGTAAAACTACTAGAATTGACATTGTTCCCATCAACATCTGTAAGCTCAAATGTGTTGGTGGTTTTGTTAGCGACAATAAAAGTTTTACCATTGACTTCCACCATCCCACTAACTGAAGTAATAATAACATGATCGCCATTGTTATAACCATGTCCTGTTGCAGTTACAACTGCTGGATTTGCTTTGGTGATACCCGATATTGACACATTAGACTCAGTGATAATTCCTTTGTCTTTAAAAAAACGTATGTATTGATTTCCTAATTCTAAAACATAGGTTTGTACTGTAGAAAACTCAAAAGGTATTAGCCTGGCTGCATTAGAGCTATCTTTAACTTCGTGTATAAATCTTGTGCCTGGTCTACGACTAGCTCCTCCATGTGGCTGTATTGTAAAATTATTTAATGTTTTTGCACCATTATAATATTTTGTAAGATCTGTTCTTCCGTCTAATCTAGGTGATAATTGACCAGCTGTAAAATTAGTATAAGCAACAGTTTGTCTTGGCATTAGTACCTCGCATTGATGTAGGTTGAGGAGTCTAATACATCTGCAGTACCTTCAGTAGCATCTGCGTGTCTAGCTAATCTTAGCTTTTCTTGATAATCACTTTTAAGAGCTACTGCTAAACTTGTAGAGCTAGTAACAGCATAACATAATTCTGCTGCTAACCTGGATACTAAACTTTCAATTAACAATGTATCGTATTGTGTAGGATCTGTTATCCTGGCTGAATAGATTAAATAAACAGTTTCTTCGTCTGTTAATATTTTTCTACCTTCAACTTTAAATTTTTGTCCACCATCTAGGTTTGATGATGTTCCATTATGATAACCACCTAGCGACAAAACCCTAATACAATCACTAGGCAGCTGATATTGATAACTATATTCATGTGTTGGAGTATCTGTATCTTGTGCTAATTCAACTCTTTTGATTAAACAGTTCCAGGTATGTTCTCTAAATACTGCATCTCGTAATGGTTCATATCGTTGATTACACAGCCTGGCATTTTTACTATCTTCTGTCAGAGCTGTAATATTATTTGCACCTAAAATATTGAGTGCTGAGTTACAAATTTCTACTACTGATGTCATCCTACCATAGTCCTTTTTTTCTTTTTATGTCTGTTAGCAAAGTTACGAGCTGCTTCTACTGATCCAAAACCCCATTTTTTTAAGGCAAGAGCTTTCCTGGTCGGACTGCCATCTGGTTTTTTCATTGATCCTTTCATACCAGCAAACCTGGCTGCAAAAGAAACTCTGCGTGGATTAGTTCCAGATTTGACTGGTGCTTTTAGATTAGATCCTTCTGTACGTTTAAAATAATCTCTACCAGCCTGGTTTAATCCACCACTTTTATTTTGATACTTCTTCGCTACCATCTTAGCCAATCATGGTTTTTTTCTTTTTCTTTGGAAAACCAGCTTTCATGTTAGCATAGGCTGAGTCTGAAATAGTAGACTTTGATTTTGGTCTTGAAATACCCTTCTTTTTTCTTTGGTTAATGTTGTAATATAATCCTTTTTTAGCCATTCTTTTTCTGATCCATTCCTACATTACGTTTAATACTTTTTGTTCTTGGTCTATTTCTTAACATCGCAAAATCTTTACCAGATATCTTACCATCTTTATTTGCGTCTAATTTTTTTTGATTACCCTTTAACATTATTTTTTCTTCCCATATGACATTTTTTTGCCAGACTTCTTAGCATCTTTCTTAGCAGCTGCCATTCCAGCTTTAGTATATGGATATGATTTTTTTCCTACTTTTGGCATTTGTTTCTCCTTAAATAATATTTCCCATACATCCATTTTATATCATATTAGGGGAGCAAATGCTCCCCCAAATAAATTACTCTACAGAGTACATTACCCATGCAAAGATTGTTCCAGTAGCGGATGCACCGCCAGTAGTAATTAGAACATCTGTGGATGCTGTAGTTCTATAGCCTAGACCAGTTACTGCTGGTACTGGCGCACCAGTAGAAGAACCCGCTAACATAGACTGAGATTGTCCAGCTACGTTCCAAGTTCCGACAACAGTAATAAATCTATCATCATCACTAGAATCACCGACTTTAAGAGTAACACCAGAACCTAATGCATCACATTTTACGACTACATCGTGAATTGTGGCATTTGCTGGTATTCTTGCGATAGTGATATCAGAACCAGAAGCTAAAGAGGATGCTTCATAAGTATCGTGAAATACTCTGATTTTACCTCCCGCATTTTCTGATGATACATTGACAGCTGGTGTGCTGTCCATGTTGGTTATGTTTGCACCTTTTACACTAGCCATGTTTTACTCCTATTCATCACAAGCGACTTCAACGACTTTTTCTTCTTCCATTCTGGTAGCACCAATGCTCATGCAATAGTATACCTGGGTAGAATAGCCTTTATCTGATCTCTCATCAATACGAGCTGTTACATCCTTACCAATAGCAAGTTTGATAGCATCTTCTGTGAAAGCATAACAAAGTCTGTCGTCAGTGTTAGTAGAATCAAAGCTAAGTCTTGTAGACATAATGAACTCAAAACCTAAGAATGAGTTTAGCTGTCCTTGTGCAAGAGCTTTTACTGTGTTGAAATCAGATGATTTCACTTCAGTAGTGTTCAACAAATCTTGAATTTGTTTTGGTGAACATACAAAAAATCTCTTGAGTGAAGGATCAACACTTGCATCATCCATAAGAAATTTAGCTTCTAATAGTTTGGCGATTGTTAAACCATCTGATTGTGAAGCAGAAAAAGGCTTCTGTGAAGATGGTAAAGCTGTAGAAGTACCACCAGATACTCCTGTATTAGCTGTGCCGCCTAAAGCAGTAATGATAACATCATCCATAGATCTACCCATCGCTGCAGCTGCTGCTTTAGCATATGAGGATGTAGGATCAATTAACATTCTGATTTTGTCTTGGTCGTCTATAAGATCAGCCCACTCGTAATCCGCTAGACTTACCCTTCTACGAGAGTGGGGTGTGTCTAACTGAGGAGTGTCTGAATGTCTTGAAGTTCTTACTTGTGCTGTAACTTCTCCAATCTGTTCAAAGAAAGCATTTTTTCCTTTTACAGTTTCAACATCAACAGCATTTCTAAGTAAAGAACCCATTTGTTGTGAAAGCATAGTTACGTTGTTACTATACTGTTCCACAAACGCAGTGGTTATTTGGTTTGACATTTCGTCATTTCCTTTCTTAGTTTGTTAATATACTGTCGATAAATTATCCCTTTCGAGTTTTACCTTCATTTTACATCTGATAGATGCCAGTCTGTTCCTAGTGTCGCCAGAGTCCTTGCGGATTATTCTGGAATGATCCCATGCTTCATATTCTGGAGCATGGCAACTTCTTCAACAGCTGCTTGATGACCAGGATGTTTCTTATCCCAATAGGGAGTGCCTGGACTCACCAGCTTGTCTATTTCTTTTTGAGCATCATCTGGTGTCAATGTCAAGTCATTTTCAGACTGCATACTATCTTCAGAAAAGTTATCAGCTAACTTTGCAAGTGCTTTTATAAAGATAGGTTCGTTGCCTAACAAATTTCCATTTGCTAGTTTGACATCTTTCATCTCATTCGGAAAAAATTTTTGAAATACATCGTCTGCTTGTTGTACTTTTTTATCAAAAGCAAGACCAAAATCTTTACGCAGCTCTAGCTCTGATTCTTCTCTTACTTTCTGTTGATTAGCAGTAACTGTTTCTGCAGATGATTGTTGTAACCCATCATAAAATTGCATGATCTTATTAGCCTGGCTAGGATTTAATCCAGCTGCGTGAGCTACTTTTTTAAATTCTGCAACACCAGGATCGTCTGCCTGGAATGATGAGTTCTCAAAAGAATATTCATTAGGATCAGATGGTCTACCTAATCTGTCATAAATAACTTGCCAATCATCTTCTGTCGAATGTTTACCTGGTACTGGTATCTTATCCATGCCTACCATACGTTGTGCATGAATAAAACTTTTTGCTAGATCTCCAGAATTAGTAAAATTCTTTAAGGATGGTTCTCCTCTTATATCTTCTGGTAACGTATCCAGGAACGTAGCTCCTGTGTCTGTTGTTTGTGCTTCCGCCTGTGGCTGCTCAGATTGTTGTTCTCCGACAACAGTTGTCTGTTCTTCACTCATTTTTTCTTATTCTCCTTAATTATATTTTTAATCATTAAGATGACAGATCTCTGTCCTTCCAGGTATGCCATCTCTAATGCGTCTTTGGAAAATGTAGTTACATTGTGATGAAATCTATTTTCAAGATCTTGTAACACCTTTTCTCCTTGAACAGTTCCAAAAGTAATTTTGTAGTCTTTAAGTAGTTCTTCTACTTTTTTACTGTCCACGATTTAGTTCTCTCACTAATGGAGCTACTTTTCCACCAGCTTCTGCTGTTTGCATATCCTGTTGAGCTTGTGCTTGTGCTTGTTGTGCTTCAGCTCTTTGCTTACGGATCTGCATTACTTCATTAGCTGATCTTACTACCTTGGATGGTACACCTAAAATATCTGCTAAGTGTTTAACCATCTTATCGGTGTCAATGAAATCCATGACTGGACTCATCTGTGCCATCGGTGTAACTATCTCTAAGGTTCGTAATATTGCCTGGACATCTCCTTGTTTTTGAGATCTTGCTAATGGTGATACATATTCAATATCAATAGTTTGACCTTGTAGTTCTTCTGGAGCTGCTGGTAATATTCCTTTCCTTAGTAGAATATTGAAAGTTCTATTAATTAAAGGCTGCAACATTTCTGATTGTAATCTACCCAATACAGGAGCTAACAATCTCATCTTTTCTTCATTACGTTGCATTACCTCTGTTGCTGTCATTTGGATATTTTGCGACATCAATAATTGATCGACATAATAGGCTTGTTTAATAGCTGTTCTTCTTTGTTCTTCTATATTTAAACCTAGTGGTGTGTTCGCACCAATATTTAATGGTGTGATTGTATCTCTAGTACCAGATCTATAAAAGTTCAATCCGCCTGGTTGTGTTCTTACTGGTAGCATAAAAGAGTCATCTGGTACAAGTAGCGGAGGATCTACCATTTTTTGTGCTGCTTTAATTGTTGTTTCTGCCATCTTATTAATCATCTTAATATCAGCAAGAGCTGTCATAGATGGAGATCTGCCATACACTTCATTACTAGATTTTAACCATCTTGGTACGACAAAAGGAAACTCTCTAAAACCAGATACACTAATAATTGTTCCATCATCATCGTAATAGATGGAGCTATACTCCATAGATTTATTATCTAGTTTATAAGGATTAAGTTCATCATTAGGCTTAATACAATGATATAGAGTTACATCATCATGCGGTGATTCTTTTACTATCTTTGCAATTCTTTTTGGTAATTTATCTCCGAACTGTAGGTATGCAGCTCTCGCTGTCATCTTTAACTCACGATGGATTGTATCAACAACACCCTGGTTATTTTCCTGGATATATATTTCTTTAATATGCCTGGTTGAAAATCTTACAAAATCTTTTTCATCATCCTCAATCATCATACAGCCAGTACCAAAGGCTACCATGTCTGTATAGAGTTCGTGTACTTCTTGTTGAAAATTAGATCTATCTAATGCCATATACATGGTTGCAGTACATGACTCTAACCATTCTTTGTTTTCTTCTACACTAGAGATCATTTCATCTTTAAATCTCATAGAGAACCAGGGAGTAGCTGCGTTAGTCAGCATTCCATGTAAAGAAGAAGCTAGTAGCTCCAGGCTATGCAGAGCTGTACCATCAAATATTCTTTCTGTTCTTTTATCTCCTCTTGATCTTGCTGTTGTTACATCAGCTCGTCTTGGTAGGCAGTAGTCTGCTACTTCTTGCCAATGACTTTCCCAGTTTTGTCTTTTCGTTTTTAATTGACCAAACTGGCTTCTTAAATCCTTGCCATGCATTATTTAATTAATCCACCTTTCTTATTTCTCTGTCCACCTAATAGTGTGGAATAATCTTTAACACCCTGTTCATAAATTCTTTTTCTTTTTTCTGTTGGTGTTTCTTTAGTAATATTTTCTTTACCTAAGATTGAGTTCATCGCTATGCCTATTGGTGTACCACCTTTTTCTATCATACTAGGTACAATCCCTTTTACCTTTTGTGGTTTTGGTGTGTACTGCATATAGTTTGTTGTAGTTGTACCTGGAGCAGAACTAATAGGCTCTCTGAGATATGCTGGATCTTTTGCTTGACCACCAAAAACTGCTCTTGCTAAATCACCCGCTAGTTCTCCAAATGTTGGTGCAGACGCAGCTATTCTTCCTGTGTAATCAACAGCAGAAGCTCCCGTTCTCATTACTGGTTTTTTTCCACCCTTACCATCACTTTGATAAAGATTACCTACTGTCGGTGATCCTTCTATAAACTGTATACCTCTACCCGCATCTGCTGCTTTTTGTAATTCAGCTTCTCTCTTTTTAGAGATCTCTCCACCCGTCATAATATTTTCCATCAGCTCTTGCGTCTTAGCAGCTCTTTCCTGGTTTCTCTTTTGTGTTGCTCCTTCTGAACTCATTTAGCCACCTAACAAAGTTTTTGTATAAACTTGTGGATCTTCTTCTACACCTTTTTTGGATGTAAGAATTGTTTTTGTATAACCAGATCTTTTTCTTTTCATTGTCTGATTAATCATTTCTGTAGACTCGCCAGGTAATTCTTCTCTAGTCGCAGCTGGTACTGGTGGCAGCGGAGCTGGAGGCGGTGGTGGCGGTGGTGTCTTTGGTCTTAAAAATCCCATATCAATCCCTCCCTAGTGGATCGTAATTTAACCCCTCTGCATATTGTTGCGGAGGAGCTGTGTTGTCAAAATCTAAATCTCTTATTGCAATAGCTGCAGTTCTCCAGGCATCACAATAATGACTTGACCAATCATGGACTGGTTTAGAAAAAGTTTTTAACTTGTCTAACCATTTACGATGATACCATCTCATCGCATCCAGGAATGGTTTACAATTATCTCTATCAATATATGTACGATTTAGCAAGAGTTGTCCAGCATGAATACCATCCTCTATCGGTAGCTTTGGACAAACTCTGATAGGTCGCATTCCCATACTAAATGCATATTCTTTTCTGGAATGTCCAGTAGACATCTCTCTATGTTCTATATCGTGTGGAAAAATATAATTTCTAATATTATATCCTGTTTGTTTTATATAATCCGCATAGTGATCTAGGCTTTTGTTATTATTGGAATAACAGTCAAAGACCATGATGGCTCGGTTAATTTGTTGAATAAATAATAAACTGGTATCATCTGATATACCTAAATCAAAATAAACATCAACAGGAAACCCAGGATCATAAGGATATCTTCCTATCTGATTTTTTTGTTCCATCTTATCCATGATCTTACCATAGACCGCACCGCTAACATTGGCTGTCCAAGAACATTCAAACTCTTGTTGATACTGATCCTCGGTCATCAGTTTCCTGGCTTCTTCTAGCTCGGTCTTAGGTACTAGGTTTGTTTCACTAGCCTTATAGATACAAGTGTACCAGGCGGGATCTCCTTTTGCTTTTTCATACAAATCATAAAAACTGTTCATTCCCGCTGGAGTTCCTATAAAGGCTACACTACCTAGGCGGTCTGCTACCGCTGGTCTAATAATCTCTGGAAACATTCTTTCATCCATTTGTGCATACTCATCACAGAATACCATGTCAAAGTATTGACCTCTGGCACTATCGGGATTTTCAGCACCAAACAATGTAACTCTAGCTCCTGTTGGAAAGTCAGCTCTTAATTCTGTTTCATTATACTTCATACCAGGTATCTTCCTGGAATAATGTTTAATATAATCCCAGGCAATCAATTTAGCCTGGACTCTTGTTGGTGCGAAGAATGCACCCCTAAAGGCTCTTTTTTTGCTCGTCAGAGCCGATTTAATTAAGTGGTTGATAGAGAAGATGGTCTTACCTCCTCGCCTGTGCATAACGCAGACTGCAAATCTGTATTTGTCTAATGCCTGGTGCAGAGTCTTTTGCTGCGGTCTAGGGGTATAAGGTATCTCTATTGTTTTCATACCTCATTACCCCATACATCCCAGCCTGGTGTTTTATTCCTAGCAAATAATTCTATTCTTGGTAGATCACCACATAATTCAACAATTCTATCTCTAACACAATCTGGTTTTCTACTGTGTTCTCGTCTAGGCTCTTGTATTATTTGTTTTATATTTTTTGCTTCTCTCCAATATTTACCTTTTAATCCTATTAAACAAAATTCTGCATTTTGATTTGTATAATAACCCATGCCAGAATAGGCTTTAGATAAATCTTTTGTTAATTTTACCCAAACAAAACCTACAGTTTTAAAGTTAAAACCCCAGGATTGAATAACTTTAAATCCATAATCAAGTAAACTGCTAGTACACCATAAAAAAAGCATACTATTATCACTACATATTGATTTAACATCAATAGAACAAATTTCTTCTAAAGATAATGTTTTATAATGTTTATCAGCACCACCAGCACCATTAGGATTTTTAAAACCACTTCCTGCTCTTTTATCATTGTAAGACCAAGCTGGATCAGCATATATAATATTATATTTTTTATTAGGGAAGGAAATCATCAATGAATTGTATAACTGATGAAACTAGGCAGCTCTGGTATGAAGTCTATATCTAAATGTTCACAAATAATCTGTGCAGCTGTAATCATGCTGTTTTCATCTTTGAATTGTCCTAGAATAATCTTAACTTCTTTAGTTTTGTTGTCTATGACTACTTTTGCTAAAACTTGTTTATCTTCGTGCAAGTGTCTTGAACTCCCATGTATTATATATACTCAGACGCACCGCACATTTTTGGGGTATCAAAGTTTTTTTTGTTTGTATTTTGTTCATTATTTTTGAGATTTTTTTTATATAAGTCCTCTAATACATATTATGCAACAAATAGTTCTATATTTATCAACGTTTTTTAGACTGC